AGATGAACGGAGACAGTCGGGCATTTGAACTCGACAAGCCCGTCGTCGCCGACCAAGCCATCCGGGGAGGCACCCGTCTCGGCAATCGAGGGGTGGGGAATGAACCCGACCTCAACAATGGTCGCGTCACGATAGAACTCGTAGGCTATCTTGGCCTCCGGTTCGATGTCCTGCCCCCAGCGCCGCGCCGCGCCGGTCCCCGACGCAATGTGTTCGCCAGACAGGCGTTCGACCGCCAAATCGTGCATGTAGGCCTTGCGCGCCGCTCCCCAGCCCTTCTGAGTGCGGGCGCACACGTCGGCAATGCGGGAGGCGGTCACGCGCCCGAGTCTGGCTTCAAACCATTCGCTGGAACGCTGGTCCATCACTTCGCACCCCGCTTTTTCTCAAGCATGGTAATTGCGCGCTCGTACTGAGAAACGAGGATGTCTGGAACGGCATCGACGTGCATGTAGGCGCAGAACTTGGCGATGTCCGTGTTCGTCTCCTCGATTAGGCGTAGAATGCTGACGATCTGTTCTTTCGCGATGGGTCCATCATTCGCCGCCTGATCTGACTTCGCGCCGTCGTCGTCGTGGCTGACAGAGAGCCCGAGAGCGAGCTTGAGCGTGTAGCGCTCCAGCATTGTGCATGTCGACGCGATGGCCTGGAGGCTATTCTTGCCGCCGCTATTGTCTGCGCCGGCTGACAGAGGCGTTCTGGTCGAGTGACCTAATTCATGCTCCAAAACGCAGGTGATCGTGATCGGTCGATCGGGACCATTGTCGCTTTCGAAACGATAGCTGAGACCGTTCTTGGTCAGGATCGGCGTGATCTGCTCGTCAATCCCCGCTAGATCTTCATGCCGGTAGTGGACGCGCGCCTTTCCTTGCGGCTGGTAGTCAACCTGACGTGTCTTGATGATCGGTTTGATTTCGGCCTTTGCAAGAGACACGGCCTTGGTGAAGGCTAGCTTTGCCTGTCTGGTTTCCTCGCGGTCGCGAAGGTCCATCATCTGCTTGAGGATTTCCGCCGACACGCCCATTTCGAGAGCGCGGCCGACCATCTCCATAGGCGTCATCGCGACTGGCGCGTTGCCTTGATGATGATGCGTGAGCGCGGTATGTTCGACGTCTCCAGTCAGTGCTGACGCAACGGTGTTCATGCTGATTTTCCTTCCGGTTCGGTGATGGTCCAAGTCTTCCCCTCGCAGATCAACGAAATTGTTGGACGAGAGACACCAAAGCGCTTCGCCATATCCACGTGGGTGACGGTCGCTGCCAAAGACCGAATTTCTCGGACTTGGTTTTCAGTCAGAACCGAACGGGGATGCTTCTCGCCACGCAAAAGCGTTCCGTGGCGAGCTTTATCGCTGAAATTATCCCGGATGGTCGCCCATCGTAGATGGGAAGGGTTGACGCAGGCTCTAACCCCGCAGCCGTGAGCGGCGTGGTGTCGTCTGGTCGGAGGCTCCCCAAGGCAGATGAAAGCCATTGCCCGGTGAGCACCTATGTACCGACCGTTATAGCTAACGTGGCCATACCCATTAACCCCGTTAGTAGCAAACGGCCATATAAGGCAGGCATCGGATCGATAAGACTTAGCCTGTTGTTCAAGCCACTCCTGACAAGTCATATCTTGTGCGCCCCTTCGTCATCTGTAAGGCTCAAATACAGCCGCACAGCAGCGCGCCGGACGGCCACAGCGGGTTCCGTCTTCAAAAGATGTTCAAGAGCGTTCAGGAGTTCTGCTCTCGTCACAGCCAAGCCTCCCATGCGATGGCCCATCCCGCAGACACCGCCAAGAGCAGGCACACTGTCCGCATAGGGCCTAGAGTGGTCTGGAGGGCGTTCATGCTGACCTCCGTTCTGCGTATGCCTTGCGGTTCGCAGCGTTGTTCCTGCGGCGGCGTAGCTCGTTTAGAATCATGACTTCGCGGACATCGGCGATCTGCTCATCGGTGAACCAGGCCAAGCCGGTGCGGAATGCGAGCGTCGTGATGGCGTCTTCAAGTTCGCCGCCAAACGTGCTATCGAAGCGCTTGATTTGGGCTTCGTGGTGGGAGCGGGTATTCATCAGAAGTCCTCCCTATCGCGATCCATCCGTCGGTCTTCGTCGCGCTGGTCACGCAAATCGTCAGGATCGGGCTGGCTTTCTTCCCACGGGCAGACGCCGCCTGTTTCCTCTTCAAGTTCGCAGGACCGGGGCGAATACGCGCCGCAGAATGGGCAGATGGTTCCGCCACGGGATTCGTAATCCTCGTCGGGCGTCATAAGCTTCCATGCGTCGTAACCGGGGATCTTCATCTCGTCCTCCTATCGTCCAAAAGCGCCAGACCGACGCATTGCTGCGCGGCGCATGTCGGCTGTGTATTCGTCGGGTTCCTCGCGCTCGTCGCCGGCTTCCCAAGGCTCAAGCTCAAGATAAGCTGGCGTTGAACCGCCCTTGAGAGCTTCAAGAGCGCCCTTGCTGTAGACAGCGAAATACGCACCATCCACGAGGACACGGACGGGGAAGACCATCTCTCCGCCACGGGTTGACCAGCAGGGGACAGATACGTCTTGCTTCGCCCGTGGACGGCCAAGAAGGGCAAGGCCGCGTCCGGTGAGAGAGTAGGCGGGGGAGGTCATGGCTCGGACCTCGCTGCAATCATGGCGTCCGCGAGTTCGTAGGCATCGAAAGCGATTGCGAACTGGATTGTCGCATCGACTGGCTTGCCGGGTTTCCGCGAATGAATGTTGTGCTGCCCTGCCGACGTTGCCGCGATGACGGCAGGCAGCGCCTGAGCCGCGAAGTAGTCACGCAGCGTCATGCCGTAAGCGTGATTTGGGCCACCGCCCCATTCGCCGTCGCCACTCGGAAATGCCGGACCGCCTGTCTTCTCTTCTGCACTCATGGTCTTTGACTTTCGAATGGGAGAGAGGGGGTTAGGCCGAAGCCTTGGCAATGGCTGCTCGGGTGGGAGCAAGGCTTTCGAAGGGGTACGTGCCTTCGACTTCCTCCAGCCACGACTGGCATGCGGCCAGCAAGTCGGGTGCGGCGGCAATCAGCCGGGCGTTGGCCTCGCTCTGGTCATGGCCAGTGGTGACATTGCAGACCGAGCGGCCCATGTCGGATGGAGACACAACCGGCCAACCTACGAAGCTGCTAGGACGGGCTGCGGCCAGCCATGGACCTTTCGTGTGTGCTGCCTTCTCGTCTGCGCTCATCTGCGTTCGTCCTTGTGGGAAGGGGTTAGAGCCGCTGGCGAGAGGCATTTTCAGCCGCCGCCTTGCGCTCCAGAAACTCTCTCTTGTCGGCATGTTCGAAGTCGTCGTAGGCGCCGAGAACGAGAGCGGCATAGTTGCGCCGCTCGATCTGCTTCTTGGCCTCAGAGAGGCTGACAACGACCGGCGCGTCGGGGGCCATTACGCACCCGCCAATTCGAACTGGAAATGACGAGGGCTGTAGCCCATCTGGGAAAGGCGCTGGGCAGACCGAAATTCAACCATCTTGGCGAAGTCCCGAACCATCGAGGCGGTCGGCTTGCCGTTGCCGCTAAAGCGCTTCTTGTCGGCCTTGATCAGCTTCACGAAGCAATCGGCACCGATGACGCCGTGGGTGTTGGTGCGGACGCCATGGATCAGGCGCTTGCCGCAATGCTCGCAATGGTCCGGCTGATCGTAACCGTTGATGCAAGTGAATTTGGCTGCTGCGGTCATCTGCGTGTTCCTCTTGTGTCGCCGTTTGGTGAGGACAATTCACCACGAGTGAAACGAGATTGCAAGCGAAAAGTGACTACCAGTGAAAATAGTTTGCATCCATCTGCGGATCGTGCCAAAAGAAAAGCCCCGGCGGGATGATCCGACCGGGGCGCGATGCAGTGTTTGAAAGCCCGACTGTTATAACGTAACACAAGACGTTACACAATCGGAAACTCTGCCTCGCGGCGTGAAAGCGTCATTTTCTTGGGACAGCTCGGATGTTCCCGCCAGGAGAATGACGACCAAGCGCAGAGGCGACAGTCTTTTTGGACTTGTCCTGTCGCACCGATCGATCCGGCGCATGAATCCTTCGCGGTGCCGATGCCAGGCTCATCGGACGAAGCTAGACGGGGTTGATGGCCCGCCCGATCACGAGTTTGCAGCTCGCGGGATAACTACAGGACTAATTGGAGACAGTACGTCGGCGCGTTCCGTTTGCACCACCTGACCAGTGGGAGGATGCCGAACACAGCCCGGTAGCGGCCGGGATAACAAACCGACCTGTAGGTTATATCAGCTTCACGGATGCTTGGTGTCGGCAGGACTTTCGCAGGACGGAAGGTCTCCACAGGACCATCCTTTTCGAAGCCTATGGGGGAAGACGATCAGCCGGTCTTTCGAAGGGCCCGAACCACATTTGTGATCTGCTCTCGTTCGGCTGTGCTGGCACTATCCCACAAGGACCAGATGGCTTCCTCATCGGTCGGGTTGCGCATCATAAGGGATGCCGGGTCCGTCTCCAGAGCTTCCGCCAGCAGCTCGAGCGTTCCTTGCGTGTAGGCGCTCTGCCCGCGCTCGAGATAGGACAGGGCGCCTGCCTTCATGCCTATGCGGTCAGCCAGGCGCTCGAGCGTGAGGCCGCGATGCTGGCGCCATTCCCGAATGAAGATGCGCCGGTACTGTTTCCGGGGTTAGGCCGTCTGTTTCACCATACCGGGAGTTTGCCCCGAAGAAAAATCGCGCTCCATCCCATTTCAGTGAAATAGTGACTTGAAGTGAAATTCACTCTGAGTTAAAGATAGGCAATGGAAGCAACACATCCCCTCACCACATGGCGCAGAGCGCAGGACAAGCCCCTGACTCAGGGAGACCTGGGCAGGCTCCTCGGTGTCGGCGCGTCGCAGATTTCGCAGATCGAAAACGGCCTCAAGGGATGCTCCCTCGAAACCGCAATCAAAATCCGTGATTTGGCGGGCGACGCTGTGCCGCTCGAAAGCCTCCTGCCTCAACAGACGGAGGC